TGGTACTGCTGTCTCTAAAGCAGATTCCGTTATCGCTACTCAAAACAAAGTAAAAGTAGACATAGAAATGCGTACTCTGCGGGATGGTATGTTGGCCGATTCCGACTGGACTCAGATGCAAGATGTACGCTTTAACGTAGGCATTCAATCAGCTTGGGCTACCTACCGACAAGCCCTTCGCAATGTACCTGCTAACAACTCTGATTGTGCATCGATGGCCGATATAGACTGGCCAACTCCTCCGACATAACTTCCTTGGGATTCCATTATGAAAGTCACTGTAATGGAACGCCAAGACTACCAAGTAAAATTTGAAACTCTAGGCGAACACACGGTCATCCACTGCGATGTCTATCGGTACACCCGGGAAATAAAAAAACAACTCCTGGCTGACCTTCGTCTTCTTTTGTCTATTCGAGAATCCCCCCTAATTGCTGTCTTAGAAGGCGGCGTTAAGCATCTCAAGTTTCTGAAAATGATGGGATTTGAAAAATTAATCATCGCCGAATGTACAGATGGTATCGGACGCGAAATCTACATTATAGACCCACTTTAAGAGGTTAATCATGGGAGCAGCATCAATAGTTTCAGGCGCAATGGCAATCAATGGCGCTATTCAAGGTAGGAAATCTGCCAAAGAGCAACGTGCAGCCATTGAGGAGCAGCGCGAGAACCACATGCGTTCTTACAATTTTTCGGAGCCATACATTCAGCGATCCTATGACAGGTCCGAAGATGCTCTGAAAAGCTCGTTGGAACAAGGCACATACCAGGGCAAGACCTACGCCGATATGGACCCATATTCTCGCCAAGGTAATAATTTCATGGGTGACTCTGGCTCTGCCCAGGGCGCAAATGCCTTTGGGATAGCCAATGCATCCGCAGGTTTTGCGAATAACTACCAGGACTTGTACGACAGGTCTAGCCAAGACCGAATGGGCGCAGCTCAAGACTATGCATTAGGTACTTCTCAGCCTCTGATCGATGCCGCTATGCGCGATCCAAGCCGACAGCTAAATGAGCAGACCTTGCCTGGCATCAATCGCACCGCAAGCGCCCAGGGCAACATGAATTCATCCCGTGCGGGTATGGCAGACGCTGTTGCCCAACGTGGATTTCAAGATCGCTACGCCGACATGTCTGCCTCGATCAATGACCAGCAAATGACCAGACACCTGGGCATGCAAGAGAATCAATTTAGAGATGCTATGTCAGCTAATCAGGGACTCTACCAAGGCTTTGGCGCGGGGATGACGGGTATCAATCAGGCAGGCAACATGATGACTGGCGCAGGTAATAATCTCCGTAATTTCGAGCAAGGTGCCCTTAACGATAACCGAGATTACTTTAACCGCAATCGTGATTTTGCTCTTGATCAGAATATTAAATATCAGAGGGGAATATTGAACAATGCGGACTACGACTCGTCGGCGATGGAAGCAGTTGAGAAGCCTAATACTATGATGAGTACTATTGGTGGATTCCAATCAGGATATGGTATGGGCAATGACTTGTCTGGTGACAAGGCAAAGGCACACGCTTTACAAATGGCACAAGCCAGAGGAGGTAACTAATGAGCATGTTTTCACCCCCAGGCTATATTGACCCCTACGCGCAGTATGCGCTCCAGCAGCAGCGGAATAAGACTCGCAATAACGGACCTTATGTACCGCCAAACTATGTCAACAAAGTTAACCCCACTAACCCTATCCTCACAATGCCTGGCAGTTATGTCGATCCAAACGGCACAACGCATTGGCCTGCTCAGGGCGGTCCCCAGTCCGTTGTTACCGCTCCAGGCGCACTTAGTGACGAGCCTAAAGTAATTCCCGAAGAAGTCCCAGTAGCTGGAAACCCTATCCTTACTCAAAATGATGAAGAACCCAAAACGCCAGGTGTACTGGCAGAGCCGACACACACCATGCCTGACGGCACCCAAATGCCTGGCGCAGAGCATCCGAAAACTCCTGGTCTCCCTGGGTACGAGATGTCCTTCGGTGAGGCGATGGGCAGGTACGGAGGCAACATCATGTCTGCGGGTTCTAAAGGTGGAATGGCGCAGGTAGGCGCGATGGGTACAACGGTTGGTGAAATAAAGAATATAGAGCGAGACCAGACTCGCATGATGCGCGAGGACGAATTGGCCAGAGAGCAGTTAAATGCAAAAAAAGTTCCCAATGCTGCCGCTCTAGAAAAGCAAGCCGAAATCCAGAACATGTACGACACTCAAGTGAAGTATGACCAAGCCATACAAGATTTCATAAAGTATGGGGACAGCGTAACTGGCCTTCTAGATTCTACTGTACAGTCCGCAAAAGATAGCCAAGGAGTTTTCGGAGGTGATCCCGAGCGCGAAGCATTTAGATATCGCATCAAAGACATCATTATCAGCGACACCCTATTGCAGACTGCGAAGACCTCGGGTGCCATATCCGACAAAGAAATGGCCCTGTTCAAATCTGGCGTTCCTAAAATGACTGACCAAGAAAGCGTATGGATCGCCTGGCTCACTAAACGATCAGCCTACCTCAAACAGATCAATCAAAGAATTTCGGATGGCGTTCAGATTTCGGCTACCGCTGAGATTGGTTTTACAGGCTATGTACCTCCTAGCCAATCTGGGACGGCACCTTCCGCATTGACTCAAGATCAAACAGACGCAATGGCGAACAACATAAAATAAAATATGAGACTCCCCCTATGCCTGCACAATACACTTTAGATGAGATTAAGGCAGCGGCACAGAATGCCTTTAAGAAAGGCAGCTACGAAGAAGCGCAGACGCTTGATGACCTTTACAAATCCCAGTGGACCGCACAGCAGCCCCAGCAGCAGCCACAGCAGCAGCCACAGCAACAGGCCAACGCCGATCCGATGGCAGCCTATCGCGCTAAGATAGAGGCTGACAATTCTCGTCCCCAAGATGGTCCGTTTGAAGGTTACGGCGCGGAGTTTAAACGCGGTATAGACCAGCCTCTTGAGCAGATAGGTGTGACAGCAGATGCCGTTGGGTACAAGGGTGTGGGAGAAGCTTTAAAAGGCGCTGTTGATGCAGTACCTGGCGAAAGTGCAACCTCCAAATTTATGGAAGGTGAGGAAGGGTTTAACTGGGAATATCTTCCGAAAGCTGTTGTGGGCCAGACCGGACAATTCATAGGATCAATCGCCACACGCATCGCGGGTATGGCCGCAGGTGGTGCGCTAGGTAGTGCAGTACCTGGCGCAGGTTCCGCAGCCGGGGCAGCTATCGGTGGAATCGCAGGTCCTGCGTTATTTGAAGGTCTCCAGCAGCTCGGCCCTATTGCTATCGAGAGGGCGCAGAACAACGGGCGTGACACCCCTAACCAGGATGACTGGATATGGTCAGCCGGGACATCTACAGGCAGTGGCCTATTAAATGCCATTGCCCCAGGCATGAGTGGCCTATTCAAAAGAGCCGTGGTAGAAGGCGGTACAGAGGCAACACAGAGCCTAGTACAGCAGACCGGATCAACCCTGGCCACAGACAAAGGTCTAGAGGTCAGTGGTCGTGACGCGATAGGCGAAGGCATTATTGGTATGGGATCGGCAGCAGCCGTAGATACCGCACTGACACCTATGACTGCCGCTGCTAATTTGGTCTCCGGTGGCGGCAGTAAGCCCTCAACTGAGCGTGAGAGTCAAGCCCGTGCCGCATTCGCAAAACGCATCACCAGTAAAGTCGAAGCATCGACAAACGCAGACGGCCCGGCCTACGATTTAACCGATGTGGACGCTGATTCTCGGTCAGGCGCAAAGGCTGTCATTGACAGCGCACACAGCGACATGTCTGGCCGCTTAAAGACACTTGTAGCCCTATTAAAAGCCAGAATAGCCCCAGACAAAGCCGACAGGTTTGATACTGTTATAGAGAAATCTGATGCATCCCTGGCGGCAGTAAAGGCCAAAAACAAAGTTAAAAACGTGGTGGATACAGAAGACTTCGCCGCATTTGAAGCATTGGTCGGTGACACTGCTGAAGGTCAGGAAGCAATTAACCTGATGCATGAGATGAACGAACTAACCAGAGTTTATTCTAATGGTTTAACTGGCGGTCTCAGTCGCTTTACTGACAACCTAAACCCATTAGGTGGTTCCGCAAACTATTCAGGACAAGCAGCACAGAAAGCCATTGCTCCATACGCCTCTCTGGCAGGATTTATAGCCAGCCCTACTATCACCGCTGCCCAAGTTGGTGGATTTGTAGGCGGTAGAGCCATTGATAAACTCACTGGCCGCCGCAGTCGCGTAGCTAACTATGTCGCACAGAATCAAGGCAATCCCGGTCAGCGTCAACCGACTGGCCCGTCCTTACGAGATCAAGAAGTAGACAATAGAGAGCGCGAAGCAGCTCAGATCGAACAAGATCGGCTTGCCCAAGAAGCACAGACCGCACAAGAAGCGCAGGACCAGGCCGACCTAAATCAGTATGTCTATGATCAAGGCGGAGTACCGTCTGACCAGTCTCCAGTAGGGACAATGTCGCAGGTCCTAGGTGTTGATGTAGAAACCATAATGGTGCTGACTGATGAAATAATTACACAGAATGACCAGCCGCAGATTGTCCAAGCAGCCCAAGCAGCCCAGGCTTCAGCTACAACTGGCGGCCAAATTACGGACATGAACCAGCTTATTTCTATCTTAAAGAAGCGTCTTAACCCAGACCCACAGTTTTGGATTGAGCGCGGTCGCGGAGCTGCACAACAAGGTGCCCAGGTCAAGCTCACTCGTCAGGAAGAAAACTACCAGCGTGGCATTGAGAATAATCGTAAGGCCGCAGCCGCAATTACCGATGAGCTAAATGCAGACACCAAAGTTGCTAAGGTGGATAAGGCTCTTTTACTTAAGGCTCTCCAAGACCTTCAGTTAGACTTAGGTATAAACCCGGTTGCTACCCTCGAAAGCATGTATGCACGGCTCCAAGAGAAAAACGTCGATGCAGCCGCTATCGATCAGTACCTTGGTCCGTACATTGAGCGAGTCGTTCAGCAGCAGGAGTCTAAGCAGCAGGTTCTTTCTGCCCAGGACGAAGTCCAGCAAAATCAAGGCGGGGTCCTTAACCAAGTAGACTCCGCACAACTGGACCTCCCATTCGGGAAGCCCGATGTAATCCCCAACATGGCTAAACCCACAGTGGTTCAAGTCAAGAATCACATGGACAAGGCTCAGGAGATTCTCGAAGTAGCCATCGGTAAGCCTGGCAGTAAGTTCGAGAAAGGTGTCAGTAGCGAAGCCGACATTATCCAGATCGCCGAAGTCCTCAATGTAATGCCTATGGTTTTCGACAATCGTTCAGATTATCAGGCCGCCTCCGGTAAAAATCCTAAAGACACAAGCATTGGTAATTTTATAGACTTGGGGAACTCTACCGGAGTAGCCAAGGTTCTCGCTGCTGGTGCTACGGACGCTAACGGGCTACCCATTACCAATTTGGATTTCCTGATGACAATGGTCCATGAAAACATCGGCCATGCTTTAGAATCTAGGAACCCTAGTAACTTTTTAGGCAAAGTTGGGTTTAACAGGATGAGTAATCTGCATCCAGATAGTGACGGCAGTACGTTAGCCAACAACAACAGCCTTCGAGCAGAAATCACTCAACAGTTGGCTAATGCTCTCGCGCAGCCCAATGACTTCAACAAGAAAACTTTGGAAAGAGCCAAGAAGATCCGTGCTGAAATCGAGACTATCCAGGATCAAACTGAAGTCTTCTTTGAGAATGCTCCTGAGCTGGGCACTTCGTTTCTAAGAGACTCTCCCATCAAATGGGAAAAGCAGTTTCTCGATGATATGAAAGCCGAAGGTGCTTCCACTGAAAGTACCGCAAAGCGTCTAAAGGTACACCGTAAGATATACGAGGCTCATTACAAGGGAAGTCCAGACTACATAAAGTACAAGCGTAACAACGCTGAGTTTTCCGTAGACCCTGTCATCCTATATGTAATGAATCCAACCTTGATGAAAAAGGTAGCCCCAGAAACTGCAAAGTTAATCCGAGGCCATTTTAATAAATCTAAAATCCCAGTCTCTTTCCACGCCAACCCTATAGCAACTATCCTGGCCATAATCATGTCGGGCATTGCTGCTATGGATGATGAAGAAGAAGAGAAAAATAACCCTGGGGCTCTTACCCCAGAACCTGGGGCACTCACCGCATAGTCGAATAAGGAGAGTTATCCGATGAAAGCAACTGTAAAAGATATCCTAGAAATCCTTTCTCAAGTCGAACAAATAAAAACCACTCAACTACTCAACGCAGACCAGCGTCAAATTATGCTCACCGAGTTAATGTTTGATGTACCGCTGGATATTTTCTGCCATAACTCGAAAGGTAGTCGTGCCGCTATTTCTGAAATCATTGAGAGAGAATTACATGGAAACGCCCCCGCGCAAGCAAAGAAAAAAATCCCCACCAAAGCCAAAAGTGTGTCCACAAAGAGCCCCCAAGAGGCATTATTTCTCGACTCTAATGGAGACACCCGAGGGCCGCGAACTAAGAAGGCAGTGGTCAAATAAACCTAAGGTGAATGGTGGGAGGCCCATCGGTGTAAGTGACGGCCATACTAAAGAATCAATCGCTCCTATCCAGGCTAAGGCCAAGATAGATGCAAAAAGGATAACTGAAATCATGTCAGAGAAATACGATATTGAAGACGAGTACCAAAAGGAAGCTTTGTTCACCGCAGTCGAAGTAATGCGCCTGGTTGGCGAGACTCGAGAGCGTCTAGCAGCCGCTCGTCTGGTCCTAGACTTCACAAAGTCAAAGCCAGCAGCAAAAAGCGATGTGTCAATTCATGCGGCTGAAGATTTCCTGGCCTCTTTACTGATCGAGGATGAGACTAGTGATGAGCAAAATGAAACAATTGAAACAGATACGGAAACGCCTACTGACTGAGTTTGGGTTCTATTCCAAAGCTTCGCTAAAGATAAGAACCAAAGCGGGAGACATTGCTCCGTTAAAACTTAACTCAGCACAGAAAATCTTAGACAAAGCCGTCACTGATCAATTAGCAGCCGAAGGCAAAGTCAGAATAATAATCTTAAAGGCTCGGCAGCAAGGTTTAAGCACCTACACTGGCGGCTACCTCTACTTCTCTGTAAGCCAAAGACCCGCCAGTAAAGCTATGGTCATTACACATCATGCTGACAGTACCAGGGCACTGTTTGACATGACTAAACGATTTCATGAGCATTGCCCTGATATCTTAAAACCACACACTAAATACTCAAGTAGAAGGGAAATGAATTTTGATGTTCTTGACAGTAGTTTTGTCGTTGCAACGGCTGGCGGAGAATCTATCGGTCGCGGCGAAACACTTACGCATGTACATGCCTCCGAGCTGGCATTCTGGCAAAAAAGCACCGCTCTCGACAATTGGAACGGACTTACCCAGGCAGTCCCAAATACACCTGGTACAGCTATTTTTGTTGAAAGTACGGCAAACGGCATTACCGGAATCTTTCATGATCTCTGGGCAGGCGCTGTTGACGGCACTAATGGCTATGTTCCAGTTTTCATCCCTTGGTTTGTCGATATTGATTATCGTGAACCTGCAACATCCGGTTTTGTAAGAACGCCTGACGAAATTGATTTAGCCGCCCAGTATGACCTGGACGATGAACAGCTCATGTTCCGTAGAAAAAAGATAGCGCAGAACGGTCTTGACCTTTTCAACCAGGAATATCCATCGTCACCAGAGTTAGCCTTCAGAAACACAGGCCGTCCCGTGTTCAACCCTGAGCAGCTCGTAAACGTCCTTAGCGGCACAAGAGAACTCGAGCAGAGATTAGCCTGGGAAGATTCAGAGTGGCGCGACAATGCCCGTGGTGAGTTAATGACCTGGCGTAAACATGTGCCTGGCGAAAGCTACTGCATCGGGGCCGACCCATCTATGGGCCTGGTCAACGGCGGTGACTACAGTGTGGCTCAGGTGCTGGACTCCAAAAAAAGACAAGTTGCTACTTTTCGAGCCCATGTCCACCCGGATTACTTTGCTGAGATTCTCTTTGCACTAGGCACTTATTACAACGAGGCCCTCGTATGCGTTGAGAATAATTCTCACGGAATACTCACCTGCACTAGGCTAGGGAAAGACATGGCCTATCCGAACTTTTATACCGAGGTCCAGGTTGACAAGCTGACGGACCGCGAAACGATCAAGCTAGGCTTTACGACAACATCAAAGACCAAGCCTTTGATCATTGATCAGCTCAGGGCAGAAATGCGTGATGGCAACATCGAGCTGAATGACAAAGTTACGGTAAGAGAAATGATGAGTTATATCGTCACCGAAAGCGGTGCTATGCAGGCTGAGTCTGGCTGTTTTGATGACTGTGTCATGGCGTTGGCCTTAGCAAATCATGTTCACCAGGGTGCCTGGGAACCAATCGAATCGACTGACAATTACTATATTGAGATGGTATAAAATGACTAAAAAAGACTATAAGAAGCTCGATGATGAGAACATCGTCACCCTGCTCGACGATTGCATAGGCAGGTCAGTGGGCTACTCAAACTCTGAGTTGTCGGTTGAGCGCAGCAAAGTCATTGACTACTACAACGGGGTGCTGCCACGCCCAATGCATGATGGCAATTCCAAGTATGTCTCGCTTGATGTCTATGACGCAGTCGAGAGCCTTCGCGCTTCCCTGTTAGAAACTTTTAGTTCGGGTAATCAGAACGTAAAGTTTGCCCCACAGAATGGCGAAGACGTTGAGATGGCGCAGGTTTGTACCCAATATACCGAATATGTCATGCACCGCCAGAACGACCTCTACAGCATAATGTCCGGTGCTATATTTGACGGATTGGTAGCCCGGGTAGGCGTAGTCAAAGTCTTCTGGCATGAGTCTATGGAATATGACTACGAGGAGTTTGAGGACCTTACAGAAGATGAGCTTGATTTTCTTTTGGCGCAAGACGGCGTTGACCTGGTCGAAGATGATGAGGATGACCTTGGGCTACACACAGGCACTATAAGTATCGAGGTAGACACTAGCCAGGTTGTCATAGAGAACATAGCCCCCGAAGAGTTTCTAATTGAAGCCCAGGCTAAGAGTTTGGACGATGTCGGTTTCTGCGCTCACCGCACAAAGAAGACACTCAGTGAGCTGCGTCAGTTAGGCTACGACGAAGACAAGATAGAGAAGATTGGTGAACACAACGATGTTGACATGGAAACTGATCCAGAGGTCCTAGCCCGGTTTGAAAATACAGGCAATGGCCGAGCCTTTTCTAGTGATGATTATCAGGACCAGGTCCGCACGGTCATGGTCTATGAAGCCTACATCATGCTCGATGTTGAGGGCACAGGAGAGGCCGAGCTGTACCGCGTGGTGAAAGCTGGTAACCAGATGCTCGAGAAGTCTAAGGCAACCAGGAGACCATTCGTGGCCTTCTGTCCACTCCCTATACCTCACGCCTTCTTTGGTACTAACTACAGCGCCAAAATAATCGCCACACAGAACGCCAGGACAGTATTAACTAGGTCAATTCTAGATCACGCGATGATCGCAAATAACCCACGCTACATGGTGCTCAAAGGCTCCCTAACTAATCCAAAGGAGCTGATCGAGTCACGAGTCGGCGGCATTGTAAACACTACTCGCCCGGACGCTGTTACACCCATGCTCCAGGCTCCGTTAAACCCGTTTGTATTCCAGACTATCCAGATGTTGGATGAGGACAAAGAGGACACCACTGGCGTATCTCGAATGTCGCAAGGCATCAACAAAGACGCACTATCGCACCAAAATTCGGCAAAGATGGTTGAGCAGTTAGCGACCATGTCCCAGCAACGTCAGAAGATAATCGCGAGGAACTTCGCTAGTCAGTTTGTAAAGCCGCTGTTTCAAGAAGTCTATCTACTGTGTGTTGAGAATGAGTCTGAAGAAAAGATCGTGGACCTGGCTGGTAAGTACATCGCCGTCAACCCTCGCGCTTGGAAAGATAAACGCGATGTGGTCATCGAGATGCACCTTGGCTATGGCGAACAGCAGAAGGAAGCTGAGAAGTATGTACAGCTACACGGCATGCTATCCACCGACCCTAACCTGGCCGCAATGTATGGGCCTGAAAATCAATACGAACTAGCCAAGAAGATTATGGTCATGTCTGGTATCAAAGATGTCGATTCGTATCTGACCAACCCTGCCGATCTGCCAGAGCCACAGCCTGATCCAGGTGAAGAGTTACAAAAGCAAATGCTCCAGCAGCAAATGGAACTCCAAGAGCGGCAGACAGCCGTAGGAGAAATGAAGCTCCAGGTTGAGCAGCAGATTGCTCAGATGAAACATGATATTGAAATGGCCAAGCTAGAGAACCAATTAGCTATTGCCAGCGATAACATGGATCACAAAGAAGATCAGTTAGATCATAAGAGAGTCATTGCAAATGCCGAACTGGCACTAGCAAGACAGGCTGAAGAGATAACTGCAATAGCAAGCCCGAACTAGAGATAGCCGGGAACACCATGCCCACTTCGGTGGGCTTTTTTATGTCTTAAGGAGACGCAAAATGAAAACTGAAGAAAACCTAGTAGCAGAAGGAGATGACGCGGAAGCATTGCTTAATAGCCAAGCGTTTAGTGGAGTAGTGAACAGCTTGATCGAGGCTACATTTGAGAAGTTCTGTATGTCTGGTGACAGCCAAGAAAAAGAAAGAGAAGCAACCTACCAAGGGTATCGAGCATTAGCTAACTTGGTAGACACACTGAAAGAACGTGTCGCTGTACGCGATCAAATTAATGAGAGAGCAAGCGAAAGCCGCTCAGAAGAGGAATAGGACCATGTCAGACAACGTCCAAAGTAACACCACTTCGGAATACCCAGGTCTCGACTCTGTCGATGATGCTGCGGAAGCAATTCTTGGAAATTGGAATGACCCTGAGCAAGATCAGGTATCTGAAGATACTCAAGAGGCAACGGATGAAGACACCGATGAGATAGGTGACGAATCTGAAAACGAAGAAAGCCAAGACCAAGATGAAGATCAAGAAAGTGAGGACCCTGATGAAGACGCAGAAGAAAGTGAAGATGACCAGGAAGACCAGGTAGAAGAAATAGACCTGGACGAAGATACCCTGGTTGAAATCACTGTCGATGGCGAGACCAAGCAGGCATCCATCAAAGACTTGAAAAGACTCTATGGCCAAGAGCAGTCTTTAACCCGAAAGTCTCAAGAGACATCAGCCCAGAAAAAACAGGCCGAAGAGTCTCTGCAAAAGTCACAAGCAACATTACAGGCGATGATCTCTCGCGCTGAAGA